TTTTAAAATTTCGTCAATTGCAGTAAATGAAACCATAAACGAAAATGTGTTCAATACATATAATTTAAAATCATTCATTTTTTAGAAACTTAAAACTGTTATGACAAAGTCTTCAACAATAGCCGTTGCGCCGCTTTTATCAACTTTTATTTGAATTTTGCAGCCGCTTGTTAATTCGCTTGTTCGTGTAAATATTTGCGTTGTTCTTGAATAACGAACTTGATCGCCATTCGACGCGATGTTGTCATGTGAAAACTCAATTGATTTGCCGGTGTCCGGAAAATATAAACGCGCGTCCAAACGCGTATTTGCAGCGCCGGCCGTTACGTCAAAATCGTTTCTAATTAATAAAACTTTATTTGCACCAACTTTTGACGTGTCAATTTTGTTTGCTGATGAATCCCATAAATCGCCACTAATATATGACGGCAAATGCGAATGTGTATCGGCGCCGGCTTTGTCGTTTGTTAAATCTGTCCAGGCGTCCGCCGTTAAATTGATAGGCGTTCCGCTTGTTGTTGCGTCTTCATAAAATGCAAAACCGCCAAATTTATCATAAGCGGCGTTTACGGACGTTTTTATTTCGTTTAAATCGGCGGCGGTCACTTTATTAATCGCCGGCAATGCTGATGTTTGATTGTCTGTTTTATTTGAATAGGTTATTTTGGCCATTGGTTATTTTTTAAGATTGTAACTCGTTTTGTAATTCGCTTTGTAAACCGCCCACCGCGTCGATTTGTTCAATTTTATTTGACAATTCAATAATGGCGCGATAATATGTAAAGTCTTTTAAATCGTCTTCTAAATATTTGACGCCCTCGTTTACGCTTGTATAAACATTAAAACCGTTGGCGGTCAAATCAATATAATTTGCTGAACGTGTGCGCAATTGTTCTAAACATTGTGAAACCATTAAATTGCAATCCAATTCGCCGCCGTCATCACTTGCAAATCGTGTCACACATTCAATTCGTGTGATTGTTTCAATATTAAACGAACTTTGATTTTGGTCCGTTTCGTCGTTTGAAACTGAATAAACACGCACAAATGGATATGTTGCATTTGTTGGAACGCGTCCATAAATCGGAACGTTCGATCCGTCAATTGTAACGTTACCGTTTAATTTTGCAATGATTGCTTTGCGTACAAAATGAATAGCTTCTAACATTATTTAATTGCTTTTTGTATTTCGCCATTTAGACGATTTAATAAATTTTTAAATCCAATTCGCGCCGAACTAAAAAAGAACGGACGCGCCGGCAAATTAACCTCTCGAATGCCTTTGCCTTTAAATTGTGCCGCGTAACTTTCCGGAATGCCTAATTGTGTCATGTCGGTTAAATCAACAGAACCACCGGTTCCAAATTCAACATACGGCGCGTAATTTGCAGCCGCTAAAACATTGACGGATTTTCCGCTTCGTTGTGTACTAATGGATTGTTTTAATGCGCCTTTATCAACCGGCGCCGCACGTTTTGCCAAACGCACAATTTCTAATCCGGTTTTTCCTAATTCATTGGAAACGGTTTTGGATTCGAACGCACGCATTTTGTCTAATTTTTTAGACAATTTCATTAAATCGTTTTGATTTATTTTAATGTTTACGTTCATTTATTCCGATTTTGTCGCCAATAGTTTTGTGTAAAAATCCAAATCAAATTCGAATTTGTTGTTTATTCTAAATTTTTGCGTTTGGTTTTCCAATGTGAAAATGTCGCCTAACTGAATTAAATCGGCGGTGTTTTTACGCATTGTAATTTCAACCTGGACGTCTTGTTCACGTTTGCCAAATTTGTCGTTTATTTCGCCTTTAATTTCTGTTAAATGGCACCAAACCGTTGCAACGTCCGACAATGTCGAATTAAAACCCCCAAATTCGTCGGCGGTTTTTGTTAAACGTTTGATTGTTATTTTAGAATCTAATTTTCCGGCGTTCATTATATAAACATTGATTTATAAGACGTTAAAATTTGTTTTGTTGTCGTTGGTATTTCTGAAATATTGCCGGTCACGAAATCGCTTCTATTGTCGTAATACGTTGAAATTAATTGCAACATTGATTGTTTAATCAACGCGTCATCAATTCCGGTTGTTATATATGTTATTTTTACGCGTTCCGCTGAACCGCCGTCCAATTCAATGGTTTCATTGTCCAAACCTAAAATTTCATAATCGGTTGATGCGGTTCCGTCAATGGTTATTTCCTCAACGCTTGCAATTGGACCAAATGGCAAATCAAAAATTCCGTTGGTTGCGTCAATGTAATACGTTCGATTTTTCGCCACAATGTCGCGCGAAATATAGTTTTCGCACCAAATACGCGCTTGCGTAATCATGGCGGAAATGATATTGTCGTCTGCTGACGTATCAATTCGAACGTAATCTTTAACATTTTGCGCCGTCAATAATTCATTGCCGGTTGTTGAATTAATCTTTATTTGTCGCATCGTCTTTTATTTCAATATATTCAACCTTTAATTCTTTGGTTTCGATTTTTTCTTTGTTTTGCTTTTTGCTAACTTTTGACGCTAAACCTTTGGCAATCCAATTTTTTGCAATGTGATCGGGCAATTCTATTTTGTCCCCCTCATTATAACGTTTGCCACCTCGCAAAATTGATTGTTTGATTTTTAATTGCATAACCTTTAATTTTTTGTAAAGATAAAAAAAAAGCGCCACTTTAATTTGTGACGCCTTTTCAGAAGAATAGAAAACAATAATGAAAACTTACATTGATGCAAAGTTATTAAAAAATTTTGAATATTTTTCCAATCCAACCGTAAATGATTGAATTTTGCCGTCGTTTTTGAAAATAAAAAAACCTTTGCGTTCTGCTGAATAGACCGCGAAAAAATCCACGTCCTTTTTTTCATATTTATTTTTATTTCGACAAACCAATTGAATGCGGTTGCGCGTTCGGTTATTTTCGTTGATACCTTTTATTTGTACTTTAAATAAACCGTTCGGCGAATCAACAATGCAGTCATAAGGCGACGAATGTAACAACGGAAAAGAAACTAACAATCCGTTTTCCATTGCTTTTGCAGCGAATAAATATTCCGTATAACACCCAAAAACGTTTGCGTTCATAACGTAAAGTTATAAAAAAAAGCCAATCAAATTAATGACTGACTTTTTAACACAAACCAATAAAATTAAATTATGAAATTTAATTGTCGTTAGCCAATGCGACGCACATTGATAAAATTAATAAAAATATCGCCGTTGGCAATTCGTTGTAAACCATTATTTGACGCAGCGCAAACGCTCCAAATAATAATGTTAAGAAAAATTTAATAAATTTTTGTTTCATAATCTTAAATTTGATCGGCTTCAAAGCACGCGTTTGAACAAATCCCGGCGTCTTCAAACATTGGTGTTCCACAAACGGCGCATTCAAATTCCGGTTCGTCGCCTGGAATATAATCTAATCCCCACATAATTAAAAGTTTTTGATGTCTATTTTATTTGTTAAATGATATATTTCGCGTTCTAAATAATCCAACGCCTTTTCTAAATCTTGAATTTCATTGTCTTTTTTTCCGGCGCGAACAACGTATTTTAAAACGTTGCCACGATTGAAGTTTAATTCATATGACGCAATAACGTCAATTAAATCGTGTTTTAAACCGTTATCGTAATGATTTGGGATATTACTCATCTTTTTATATTTAAGTAGCTTAAAACGCTTGAAATCCACGTTTCAATTGTATTGTCGTCATTATGCTTTCTCATTTCGTCTTGTGTATACACGTTGACGCGGTTGCCGTCGTGTATGATTGTTAATCCGGTTTTTGTTTTCATTGTTCTAAAATTATGGCGCGCCGAAACGCGCCGGTTAATGTTTTTATATGTTCCAAATATCCTTTGCAATAATACAATCGTTTGCAATGTTTGACGGAATAGTATTTAAAATATTTTTTGCGTCATTAGCATTATCAAATCTTAATCCGTCTTTAATGTCGCCGAATTGTGGAATAATGAATCCACCAATATTGAAATTTTTGTTAAATGCTTTTCCGTTGTTTAAAATAATAGTTTTCATAATGTTTAATTTTTAAAGGTTTGTTTGTTTCTTATAGTACAAATATATAACACATTTTAGAATTAAAAAAATATTTTCACTTTTTTTTTAAAGTTTTTTTTGCATTCTTATCTGTTGGACGCCTAAAAATAAAGCATAAAAAAAAGGCCTAAAAATTAATTTAGA